TTCCTATTGTTTCCCAGTCACGATCGGGTAGGACCATCGACAAAGTCGACAATCTTTAACGGCAACGTATTAGTTGTTGCTGCTGCTGAAATATCAATCGCATTTTTGCTAGTACCAATCAAAGTCGAACCTGCTGTTTGAACAATAGGAACATTCTTACCAAGATCATCTTGATCTACTGGTCCGTCTGCTTGTATTTTCATAACAACGAAAGGATCGCTTTGCACATAAGCCACAATATCACTTGCTGCTGTATTAGCAGGGAAATATTGAGACTGTCTAAATTCACCTGAAACTGGATCAGTATATGAACATCCTAAAAATACTCCAATGGGTGTCAACGCAGTTGTACCAACATCCTTTTGGATAGTGGTATTAGGGTTGTTGTCATGCCATTTTACAATATCGCCATAGAAGATATTAGTGTTATATCCGCTGGCAATCTTATAATGGACTATTTTATCATTATATGCACAAGATACTAATGAGCTTACAGGAACTGCACCAAAAGGTGAGGCTACATCTGCCATAGTAATTCTCCAATAAAAATTAAAATAAAATTATAAATTTATGAATCACTACCGAAACTGGTTCTACTTTTTCTTTCGTAAACTTCCTTCTGCATTCTTGGATCATTGTCCTTGAAATAAGCATTGTCTACAGATTCAATTTGATTCTTTGCTTGTCCAGCAAAGTAATCATCTCTAGCTTTTGCTTTTTCTTCTGGAATCTTACATAAGATTTGTCCGCCTACTTCTATATTACCCTTAGTCGCCCATTCGGATTTATGATCCATTAAGATACTTAGTTCAGGATGATCCTCTGCTTTGCAAGGAATCCAGCCTTCTCTAAACTTTCTGGATACATTTGGATTATCAGCTTCACCTAGTAAAGCAGTTCTAACCCATCTAAAAACCCATCCTGGTTGAGGTGTGGGAGCTGGTAGGTTGACTGGATTTTCCCAGTCCATAGTATTCATTTCTGCCTCTCGGCTATCTTGCCCTCTTGGGGTACGCACTACATCAGATTCAGTTTTAACTTCTTCTGTTACTTTTTTATCTTCTGCCATCTAATTCTCCTTTAATAGTTGATTGGCATACTGCTCTGGCGTAATTCCAAGTTGGCGTGCTAGTCTAACTTGTTCAGCCGAGAGCTGTACTTTGCGAGGCGTTTTACCAGTTGTCCTCGATACTGGTGCGACTACTGTCGATGCTTCTTTTGATACAGGAGCAGTTTGAACTTTCGTTTCTTCTACTACTACTGCTGGTTCTGATTGAACCCCAAAAAACTGTGGAAACTCTTTTCTCATTTCTTTATCTACTGCTTCGTAGTATTCACTAGATTGAGTTTCTGGGTTTATGCCACCTTGTTGTAGTTTTGAATCTACATACATAGCGTAAGCTGTCATATCTCTGTGTGCAGGTTCTGTGCCCATAAACCATGGATTTTTTTGTGACCATACTTCTAATGCTGGGTCTTTAGGTTGTTCTGCTGGTGCTTCTTGCTCTTGTCCCTGTGTTTGCTGTGTTGCAGGTGCAGGTTGATTTACAGCATATTGAGCAACTTGATTAGCATAGCTTCCTGCTTGTTGTTCTGCTAAAGTTGCTTTTGATAATAACTCTTGAGCTTTTGCTAAATCATCTGTATTGCCATCATCATAAGCTTTCTTTAATTGTAATTGAGCATTGTATTTTGCCCATTGTGCATTTTGTAATGCTTGTTGATTAAGAGCTTGACTGCCTGTATTAACAAACTTTTGTAATCTTTGGTTTTCATCTAATAAAGTTTTAAGCCTTCTTACTGCTTCATCTTTTTCTTTTGAAGATGCTTCTTTAGCTCTACGTTCTTCATGAAACTCATACTTTAACTGATTGATTCTTTTGCCAGCTCTTTCACTATAGTCAGTTATTTCTTTATCTAAATCATCATCAGATACAACAACTTCTTGTGTTTGAACTTCTGGTTCTTTTTCTATCTTAACATCTGCTGGATCAGGTAGATTAGATTCTTCTACAACTTCTACTTCTACATCATCTGATTCATTAGTAACTAAGTCATGTTTTACACCAAAGAAACTATCCGTAGTAATTTCTTCGTTTTCTTGGTTCTTTAAAGCTTCTTCACTCATACTGCTCTTACCACTCCTGTTGGGTCCTCAACGACAGCTTCTACTGTGTCGTCATTGATTATTCTAAACTCTTTACCATGTATGCTAATACGAGTGCCTGAATAAGGTCTAACAATTACCCAATCTCCTTTTTTACAATAAGGTCCATTAGGGAATCTGTTTGAGTCTTTGTAGGCATCTGGTCCGAGTTCAAGAACATAACCACATACACTAGCTACTTCTTCTGCTTTTTTAGTTGCATCTGTATGTTTAATTATCCCACCATCTGTTTTGTCACTAACCTCTGGAAGAGCTATTAGTAGACGATATCCTTGTGGTTTTGGAAGTTGACTTGGCTTGCTTTCTTTTTTCTCAGTCATATATTTGCACGATATAAAAGGTATCGAGTCCTATTCGTTAATAAATTTTTCTTTCCAATCTAACATTTCACGTTCAGCTAGTGCTAGACCTTCTATAACACCACAGAGTCTTTGGTACGAAGCATAGTCTTTACAACCACCACCAGCTACTTGATCTGCATGGTCATTCATCAATGTTCGTATTCTACTTCCTAAATGTTCAGAAAGTGATTGCTCTTTGATATCATTTATCATTCTTACTGCTATCTTCGGCTAATTTAATACCTATGTCAACACCTTTTTGATATTCTTTTCTGGCTTCCTTTTTATTTTCTTGCTCGGCATCTAGGAGATCACTAGCCATCTTCTGACCAATAGATGCTCCTGCCATACGTTCTTGAGCAGCAATCCTTTCTCTTTCAAGTTCTGCATTCTGAGCAGCCTTCTGAGCATCAAGCTGTATTTTAGCCTGGTCTGTTTGAGCTTTACTTTCAGCTTGCATTTGTCTGATTTGTAATTCTTGCATTCTTGCTTGAATGATTGGGTCTTGCATTTGCTCTTGTATTCTTTCTTGTTCAACTGATTGCATATTGCTATCAGTAACTCTTTGAGCAGCTTCCGCCATAAGAGATGATAGTTTGCTTTCAATTTCAGCAGGTAACTCTTCTCCTTGTGGTGGTAGCTCAATACCCATTTCTTTTTCTATCTGATCTCTATACTTCATAGATAGATGTTCAGTTACATATGCCATACCTGATGCTTGGATAGTTCCTGCCATTGGATTGTTTTCCATAAGCTGAATAATCTTCGGATCGCTTTGTGCAGCAGTAACTGCTTGTATGTGTGCATCATGATCTTGGAACTCAAAGGCTTTGACAGGTTCTCCATTAAGGATATTCTGTACAGCACTAATAGGATCAACTGGTTTAATATCTTCATCTGTTGGTACTATTTCTTCTGCGTTCTCTATACCAAGTACATCAAGCATTTGTCTGTGTAATTCTGGTAAGTTATACATTTGAGGAGCTGATTGAGCTAACTGCATTGCAGCCTGATACTGCATAATCCTTTGAGCCATAGTTGAGGCATTAGGATCAGATACAGGTAATACATCTACTCTTGCATCAAAATCATCACGCTTTATAGATTCTTCTTCTGACTCAGCATAAGGATATGAAGGGTCAGTAAAGTCTTTTACTATGTCTACTAAGATATCAAACTCTCTTCTCATAGAAGCGTGTAGTCTTGCTTGGACTGCACTCATGACTTTCATGTTTCTTTCTATAAGAGCAAGCGTAGTTCCTACAGGAGCTTGGTTATTCATATCAGATATCTTCATATCATTGATACTTGCAAACCTTCTTCCTTCCTCTACGATAGTGCCGAGAAGTTGATACAGGGTGCCGCTTGGTTCTTTATATGGAAGAAATGTGATGTTATCTTTAATTGCTCCGCCAGGTACATCAACGTCTCTGAACTCTCCAGGCATGATAGGGGTGTCATCCCCTTTGATTCTGAGACCTCTGGCTTTTAAACCTCCAGGCAAGTTTGAGAGTGTCCCTGCATCAACTAACTGTCTTAGGATACTTGTAGCTGATTTGCTCAAGCCTCCTATTAAATGTATTAGTCCAAAACCATAGAAACCTATTCCTGGTAAATATTGGTAGTGAACAAAGTGATTTCGCTTTTCTTTTTTTTCATCATTCTCTAAATAGTTTCTTCTAATGCTAAGAATGATACCTGTGGGATAATCAATAGTTACTATGTAAGGTAATGCTATCCCTGTTTGTTCTCCGTCAACCTCATCTTCGAATCCTTCGAGATCAAGGTTTACCTGCATTTCTAAGATAGTGTGCCTGTTATCATAAGCATAGCTATCTTGTTCGCCAGTCATTTTATTGTATTTTTCTACAATATCACTTGCAGATGGCTTTGAATCTGGTACGTCTACATTTCTGTAGTAGCCACTAACTTGCATCTTACGAAGATCATTGTTGCTTTTCTTCATAACATGAGTTGCTCTTTCGCAAGTCTCTAGGTCAGCAGCACCATAGTTTACAACCATATCTTCTGCTGGAACAAAGTGTCCACATGGTCTTTCTAAATTAGGATCGTAATAAACTTTTCTAAATGCAGAACCAGCTAGAGGTAGGTGAAACAAGAGTTTCTCTGTCTCTGTTCTGTATTCTTTCATTTCATAAGTTAGTAGATAGTTTAAATAATCTCTAACTCTTTCAGCTTGTTTGGTCTTATCTTCTGTTATCTTGCCAACAATCTGAGTCTTAACTGGTCCTTTGGCTGGGAATATCTCTGAGATAGCTTGGGATTGAAACTTAATAACTGCTTCTGAAAGCATTGGGTGGAATACACCACAAGCTCCGTTCCATGGCTGAGTTCTTTCTTCTACTTTAAGTCCTAGCTGATCTAGTCCTTTGGTATAGCTTTCTTCCCATTCTTTACGAGATTCTTTATCGGCATCAAAAGCAGAGCATAGTTCTGATCCTATGCTTTGTAGGACATCATCATCTATATACTCTGCAAGGTTTTCATAGAAACCAGCGTATGCACCTTGCTTATCTCCTTGTGGATCAAAGTCAATAATCATACCTCCATCTTCTGTTTCAATGCTAACAGAATCAGGATTTTCTATTTCTATCTCTAATCCTTGTTCTTCTTGTTCCACCAAACCCTCAATAGGTGTTTGTGGTTGTAATCTGTCTATAGCCAAAATTTCTCCTAGTAATAATTAGCAGTTCTATTATGCTCTAATGGTTCATCTTCTTCATCAGAATAAATCGGAATAAATCCGCCTTGTCTAAATCTTAACAGAGCTTGCGTACTGCTATCAACTAAATCGTCATGTTCCGTATTAGGAAATCCAGCAAATTGCTCTACTACTTCTTCTGCCCATCTTGTTTGGGGAGCCCAGACTACGCCTGATGCAAATAGGTCTGAAACTGCGTTAACTCTTGATATCTTATCGTTTCCTCTGCTTGGTGTGTACTCTTGTACAGGAATACCCATAGCTCTTAATTCAAATATAAGTGGCATACCTGCTGCTTTCGCCTCAATGATAAAAGCATCTGGTTTTCTTTCTTGATACATTTCCATAGCTTTACGCTTTAATTCTGGAAACTCTAATCTCTCTTGGTAAGCATCTAGTAATATCAGGTTAGGTGCCAATAATCCATCATCACCCTCCTGGTAGAATACTCCCCAGGTAGTGCAAGCACTAAAGTCAGCTCTTTCATGTTTCATAAAGGCTGTATCCCAAGATTGAATCATAAACTCACAATCAGGGGGGTGTCTGTTTTCCCAGACATTCCACCATTCACGCTTAACTAAAGCACCTTCTTCTGAGGTTGGGTCCTGTTGATACTGTGCCATCCATTTACTTGTAGGCAATTCAGACTTCAAAGCTTCCAGTTCTTCTAACTTCCAGAAAGCTTCCCATAAAGGTTTACCAGAGGGCATGATGGCAGGAAGTTCAATTACTTCCCACTCATCAGAACCGCCACGTTTGATAGATGCATCTACTACTTGTCCTGTCAAATCCTTTTGGTTCCATCTAGTCATAACAATGACTATGGCACCACCAGGTTGCAGACGCTGACGAGGACCAGAGGTGTACCATTCAAACGTCTTGTTGAATACTGTTGGATCAGCACTAGCTCCTTCTTGTTCTGAATGGGGGTCATCAATAATAAGAAGGTCCGCACCTTTACCAGTAACAGCACCACCAACACCGATAGCGAAATACTCGCCACCCTTGTTCGTATTCCAACGACCAGCCGCCTTAGAGTCCGATCTAAGACTAACATCGTCAAATACTTCTTTAAAATCTTCACTATCCACCAGGTTTCTTACCTTTCTACCAAAGCCAACTGCAAGTTCTGCGGTGTGAGCTGTCTGAATTATCTTCTTCTCTGGGTATCTACCTAGAAACCATGCAGGTAATAGGTAAGATGCAAACTCCGACTTGGTATGACGAGGTGGCATATTGATAATAAGACGTTTCAGCTCCCCATTCGCCACTCGTTCAAAGGCTTTAGCCATAATTTCATGGTGGGGACCCTCAATAAAGGCACTCCATTGGCTCTTTACAAAGCTCATGTAGCTATTCTTTACTTTGTCTCTGCGTACTTCCCTCTCATAGGCTATGATGTCGTCTATGAACTCCTCCTGGTGTTCTGGAGGCAGGGCTCTTATCTTGGATATAAGTTCTGTCTTCATAATTCCTTTCCTATACTAGGAAATATCTAACTATCCCTTTCTCTACTAGGTAATTCCTAGATAGGAACTTCCTAGTTTTTAGATATTTTCTATATTTAGTCAATAGGAATATGAATATTCTACCATATTGACCCCTATTCACATGATTGTCAACACTTTTTTTCATAATATATACCCCCTATGTATGGGACCCTAGGTTAATTCTAACAAATTTATATATATATTGCTATCAAAACGCTATCAAAATAAAAAAAGGGGGGTACCCCTGGCAAAATTAAGTAATTATTTGTGCAGATCACAGTATATATATGATGACAGGTAACTATAAATTATATAGGGGGGGTGGGGGGTGTCTGTTTATATGATGAGGCGTATGTAAAAGGGGGTGGTCTTTATAACATTTGTTCTAGTTCTTTTAGTTTGCTCTCTATATCTTGTTCTACTTGTTCTTTTGTTCTTGTGTCTTTGGTCTCTTGTA